CACCTCCAAAATTGCGTATGGAAAATACGCCATGAAGGTGCTATAATGAAATTGCGTATGGAAGCATCTTCATGGTGTTTCATCGGGTGGGCGGTATTGTCAGTACCGACCGCCGAGCCTAGAGCCGTTCGTGTTGTCAGCACGGGCGGCTTTTGTTTTGTATTTTGCCGGCGTTGGCAAATTGCATTTTTAACCTCGTCGAAATCGACCAGTTTAACTGTGTTAGATGTGCGGCGGTTTGGTCACGGCTTACAAACACCACAGGGCGCATAACCGTCCGCAATAGCCTCATCGCGTGAACTGTAGTGAACAAAGTGCGGTGCATCGGGGTGTTTGATCGTGCGGCAATCCGCATAGTGGAACTTGCCCGACTTTGTGTTTGCGAGGTAGTCCGATGCAAGCGTGGGCGTGGCGATGGACAGAGCCATAGCCGCGACAGTTGCGAGGGCGATTTTTTTCAGCATATACAATCCTCCTAAAAATCCCGTATGGGAAGGACTCCGGCAAGAGGTTATCCGGTTATTTCCAGTCAATATCCTCCATGCGTACAGCATGACCATTCTCAAAGTCGGTGCGAGCACTTTCCAAGTCGAGGCGTTCCATTGGTGTGACTTTTGTAAAATCCGGATCCCATGCGAGCACGAGTTTCTTCATAAACGCGAGTGCAAAGTCCTGATCGACTTTCGGCAGGAAATTATAGAGACGCAGCATCTCTTGTTCGTTGGCGGTCATGTCATAGCCTCCTTATTTGTAAATGTCACCACGAGATCCAATGTTGAGGATGCGCAAGGTATCCGATATGATTTCATAAACAATGCGGTACTTTCCTACACGCAAGCGATACGTTCCAGCGGGCTGACCCTGCATTACTTTGATATCGCCTTTGGGTGGAATTTCGAGCAGCCCGTCAATTCCCGCTTTAATTCGCTGTTGCGTGATACGGTCAGCTGCATTGATGAATTTTATTGCTTTTCGGGAGTATTGAACATCCATCAAAATGCCTTCCTACCGGCTATGGGCGGTCTTTTTATTTTATTTGAATAAAGTTAGATGATTTTTGGAAGCAGATATCGAACAACCTCGGCAGCCTTAGCAACAGCCAGTTCACTAGCAAAGTTGACGGTGTTCTCGTCATTTACACGATCAAACCCTTTCTGACCTGTGTATTCATGTCCGGGAGTTGCGAACTCAATAAAACCTGTCGTCGCGCCCGTGCTCTTCACCTGTATCGCCATGATATTTTTTATCGGAATAATCTTGTAAGTGCGGTTGCCAAGATTGAAGAGACCGCCTTTCGTTCGGTCAATCACTACGAACTTATCATAGACGAACAGGTTAGCTCCACGCGCATCCATAGAAATAAGGGGTTCTTCGTCAACCATATCAAATATTGGTGACTGAAGCACTTCCGGCTCTGACTTTGAAAACAATCCCATGATAAACCATTCCTTTCAATGCCGCCTACGGGCGGTCTTTTTTTATGCCCTTTTTTCGACGCTTCCAGAGGAGGATGCTGATTGCCCTTTTTGCTCTGCAATGAGTGCGGCGCGATAGGCTTCGACTTCGGCTTCCAGTTCATCATTCGTCATGGTGCGCTGCTGATTGGCAGCGGCATCCTTACTATTAGCGGCAGGTGCGTCCGTCTGCGCACTCTCTTGCGGACGCGCGGCGCGGATGGCATCGGCGAGATTTTCGACGTGCGCGATCATCGCAGCGCGTTCAGCCGGATTGAGATTCAAAAAGTAGCGGATGATCTCGCGCTCCTCCGCATCGAGAGCGTAGCCACGCGTATAGGCATCCACCTGCGCATCAATATCACTTTTGTGCATTGACCCGGCACCCGTGCGCAGCCATTCCTCGGAGATGTTGAACTTCGCACAGAGGAGTTGGATGAATGTGTCGGACGGGGTAACAATACCTCGTTCATAAGGTGCTATGGCGGCGCGAGTCGTTCCGAGCATTTCAGCAAATGCTGTCTGCGACACCTTCGGCGTTAGGCTCTTGCGGACGGCTTTGATGCGTTCGTGAAGCCCGTTTGAGTCCATGTTTCGACCTCCTTTCTTTTCTTGACTAGAGGATAACATAAAAAAATGCGTTTGTAAACTCAAAAATAAAATAAATTGGCTTTACAAACTCAAAATACAATGCTATAATGAGTTTACAAATTCAAAAAGAGAAGAAAAAATGAACTGGAAACCGCCCCGCGGGGCAAGGAGGACAAACAAAATGAAAAACACGGGCGCAAATGAAAAGGCACTGAATGAGTTCGTCGGAACGATAGCGGCGCTTGAGGAGAAACTGGACGCGCTGAAAGCCCACGTCGAGAACCACATGGACACATCGCCGGAGGAGATCAACTGGGGACACGTCGGGAGCGCGAAGCACCTCCTGCAGCTCATCAAGGAAGCGAGCGAATTCGCGGGGATTGAATCTGCAGATTAAGCCGAAACGCCCTACGGGGGCGTCCGCAGGGAATGACCGCCCTGCGCTGATGATGGCAGGTCACGAAAAAGTCCGCGATGGCGGGCAAGGAGGGGAGAAAATGATTCAGAATGAAATGTTCGGCATCCCGAGTGAGCCGTATGCGTTCTCGACACCGCACATGATTGATGCTCTGCGCAGTGCAGGGACGACGGGCGAGAAGATCCTGCGTGCGGCGGCGCTCTCGTTCGCACGGGGACTTGAAGTCGGACGCAGCGCACGGATGGCGGATGATATCGCCGCCGATGGCGGCACAGAAAAACAGCCCGCATAGGCGGGCGGTGCGCAGCGCGAAAGGAGGGGCGCATGAACACAAATCTCATCAACGCGAATCCTGCGACAATCATGACGCGGCTCTACCAACTCAAGGCGGAGCAGGACGGAAAGAATATTACAGTGATCGCTCACGCCGAGCGGCGCGAGCCGCCAACCCCTCATGCGGTGAGTATGGCGGAGCGGCGGCAGTCGGTCGCCGGGTGAATGAACAGGAGGTAAATCAATGAGTTTCAGCAAGGCAAACACGGAGAAGGTATTGGAGGATCTTCTTCTCAAGATGGCAGAGACGTCCGAGCGCAATGACCTCACCATCGAGCAGCGATGCCGCGTCGCAGAGGTAATCGTGAAGATGGTGGAGCTTCGCGGAGGTGAGGAGCGCCGCCGCTCACTTGACGCCACCACAGATCGCCTTATGCGCGGTCTCGGAATCAAGCACTGAGAGGAAGGAGCGCACAATGAAAGATTTTAGCTATGAAGTTACGGAGCGGATCGCGGTAATCAGCCGGAGCGCAGATGGGAAAAACACGCTCGAACTCAATCGCATCAGCTACAGCGGCCGCCCAGCAAAACTTGATCTGCGCCGCTGGTCGCGTGAGCCGGGCGAAGAGCCGCGTATGCACAAGGGCATCACGCTCACCGACGAGGAAGCCGCCGAGCTTGGAAGCGTACTCGTTGAGAATCGCATCATCTGAGGAGGTGCGACCATGGGAATCTACAAGCGGATCGCGAGCTTTCGCACGCCACTGCTCTATCCGTGGGGGTGGGCGTTCGTACTCGGCGCGGCACTCGGCATCGGATACGCCATCGGCGTGGCGATCGAGCTGCGCCGATGTGCGGGGTTCTGATCTGCTATGAAGCTGACAGTCAAGGCGGCGCTCCTACGAGAGCGCGAGCAGATGCGAAAGCGGCGGTACATGGAGGAGTTTCGGACGATCTATAACGACAACCTATGCCCGGTCTGCCACCACAGACACATGACGGGCGTTGTCTGTCGCCTTCATCGAGGAAGCGTCTGCGAAAGACACTGCCTCGAATGCGAATATCATAAGTCGGATTTCTGGCGGTGTACTTACAGAGAAACGGAGCAGATAGACATGAAGCAGTGGCGACTCATCTACAGTCACAGCGATAAGGAGAACCTATGGCGGGGAATCTACCGCCGCGAACTCATCCGACATGACGAGACGATCAGCGCGGGCGGCTTGAAATCGGACGATCCTGCGTGGGTGGAAGCTGTCACCTGCGCAACGGAGACCGTCATGGAGCGCGACGCGCCGAAATACATCATCGCGGACACGCAGGATGAAAACGGGGACTATGCGCTGCTCGATGCCGACACGGGCGAAGTCATGCCGTTCGTAGTCAAGCACCTTGCGGGCGCGGATGCGTGGGCGTGCGTCCAGTACGTCGATGTAGGGGCATAAGAAAACCCCTTCCTTTTTACAGAAAGGAAGGGGCAGCTCCAACGAGTGGAAACTATGTAAATCGTACATAAATATTATAGCATTTCCGCTCAAAAAACACAAGAGGAAAACAAGCAAAAGCCGCGTCATTTCGCGGTTTCGGGCTTGTTTACGGGATTATCTTTTCTGCGAAAAGGGAGAAGGTGATTTATGAGCGGAGTGCGAAAGCGCATCCGGCATTGTGGCAGATACGGAATTCAGTCAGACTTTCGGCAAGTGTCATATTACACCTACACACCGACACGAGCACCGACCGGGCGGCGGCGAAAAAATCAAACCTCAACCCCGAAACAGCGGGCACTCAACAACAAGCGATCCGCGCGATATCTTGAAGCACTCACTCATGCAAATTTTGGGAGAGGGGATCTACTGCTCGGGCTTAGCTACGCCGAGGAACACGCCCCGAAGGATGAAACCGAGGCAAAAAAGGAGTTCGGGAATTTCATCCGTCGCCTAAACTATCGGCGCAAGAAAAAGAATCTGCCGCCCGCGCGGTGGATCGCCGTCACCGAGATCGGAAAAAAAGGACGCATCCATCATCACGTCATCATGGATGCGGAACTCGACCGTGACGAGGTGGAGGAGGTATGGGGGCGGGGATATGCCAATACAAAGCGGCTAAAGCCCGACCCGAGAGAAGGACTACTGCCCGTCATCGCCTACATTGCCAAAACATTCAAGGAGGATGACCGACCGAAGGGTCACCGAAAATGGGACTGCTCAAAGAACCTGATCCGCCCGTGGGATTCCGTCAACGACAACCCGCGCATGATGAGCAGGAAGAAAATCCGGCAGATGAAAGACCTGCCGGAGGACTCGGAGAGCATGAGGCAGATCATCGAGGCAGACAATCCGAACTATGAACTCATCAGCGTTGAGAAGGAATACCGTGAGGATACGGGGCAATGGTACTTCTTTTGCCGGATGAAGTTATCAAGCAAACAAGCGGATGATGTGGATAACGTCCGCTGCGCGCGGACGAATGAACAGGAGAATGGATAATGCAAGATCATACGACATGGGAACGCGAGAGCGAAGCCGCCGCCCGAAAATACAGAGCAGCGATGAGCAACGGGCGGGGGCGACTGCATGAGCAGATGATCCTTGCCGCGTGTCGCGCCTATCACGATCAGGGGCGGGCGAATATCATCAAGGTACCGGAGCCGTTCCGCGTGCTGACAAAGAACCGCACGAAGGGAATTGCGACGGTACGGTTCACTGCGCACGCGCAGCCGGACTTCATCGGCTGTCTCTCCGGCGGCAAGATGATCGCATTTGAGGCAAAGCACACGGACACCGACCGACTGCAATTCAAAGTGATCACACCGACACAGGCGCAGGCACTTCAGGACTTTCACAAGATGGGCGCATTCTCTGCCGTCTGCGCAGGAATCGGTGATCAGTATTTCATGATCCCGTGGGTCGCATTCGCCGGAATGAAAACGATATTCGGCAAACAGTACATTCGCGCCGAGGATGTTCAGAAATACCGCGTGAAATTTGACGGCGTGATCTGGTTCTTGGACTACATGGCGAATCCGTATGAAGATGGTCCATTCTAACAACGGAGAGGAGCGAAAAATGAGGGTACTCAATATCTGCAACCTCAAGGGCGGTGTTGGCAAGACCATCACGAGCGTCAACCTTGCCTATGTGATTGCACACGTTCATAAAATGCGCGTCCTTGTCATCGACAATGACAAGCAGGGCAATACGAGCAAGTTTTTCGGCGTGCACAGCTACGACCATCCGAGCGTCGCCGATCTCATGACAGGCGAAAAGACCGCCGAGGAGGTCATTCGGCATACGGGCATCGCGGGGATTGACTGCATCCCTGCCAACATGAAACTCCTTGAGGCAAACAAAATCGTCATGATGGACACCATGCGCCCGCAGCAAAAGCGGCTTGAGAATGCACTGCGCCCCATCATGACACGCTATGACATCTGCATTATCGACAATGCGCCCGATGAGAACATGAGCGTCATCAACGCGCTCACCGTCGGCGATGATGTCATCATCCCCGTCAAGGTGGACAAATTCACATTTGACGGTGTGGATGAGATGCTGCACTGCATCGAGCTGGTACGGAGCAATTTCAATCCGCTTGTTACCTTTCGTGGATGCGTCCTCACGAGCTATCGGAAAAACGAAGTCAACGAGCAGGGGGCGGCGTACCTGCAGATGATGGAGAAATATAGGCTCATGAATACGCGCATCCACTGGACGGCGAAAGTGGACGAATCCACATTTGCATCTGCGCCGATCATGCAGCACAGTCCGCGATGCCGTGCGGCGCGGGACTATAAGAGCCTCGCGTGGGAGTATTTGACGCAAATTATCGGCTTCCCTCTGGATGCGGGTGAAGAGGAGGCATAACGATGGCGGGATTTAACATGATGGCGCTCATGAATACCGCTTCGCAGTCCGAGGCGGCAAAGCCTCCATACGAGCTGAAAACGCTACCCATCGACGTGATCATCCCGAATCCTGCGAATCACTACAGTATGGCGGGCATTGACGAGCTTGCAGACTCCATCCTGATTGCGGGACGCGTCCTGCAGAACATCGTCGTCAAAGCCGCTGACACAGACGGGCGCTACATGATTATCAGCGGACACCGTCGGCATCTCGCCTGTCAGAAACTCGTCGCCGACGGACACGCGGAGTTTGCAAATATAGCCGCCCTCGTCGAAAACGAGGCGAACGAAAATATGCGCGAACTCATGCTGATCTACACGAACAGCACAGCGCGGCAGCTCACGGACGCGGAGAAAATGCGACAGGCACAGCGGGCGACCGACATCCTAAAGCAGATCAAAGCCGACGGAAAATTGGATGCGCCGATTCGCGAGACCGTCGCGCGGATGCTGAACACCACATCAGGACAGCTCGCCCGCTATGCGGCGATTGCAAACAACCTCACGAATCCGCAGCTCAAAGAGGCATTCGAGCAGGAGAAAATCGGCGTGAGCGTTGCCTATGACTCCTCGCGGCTCTCCGATGAGGGACAGTCCGAGATCGCGGATAAGCTGCATACAGAGGGCGCGGTCACCATCCGCGACGTGGAAGAAGTCAAGGAGCGGGAAACGCCGAAACAGGAGCGGACAACACAGCCCGCCGCAGAAACGCTGTCAATAGCGCAGCCGCCGCCCGAAGAATCAGAGACGGCGAAATATCCGCGCGAGAACGCGGCAGCGCAGGAGCAGGACGCAGATTTCCCATACGCCACACAAAGCCCGGAGGCGTACGCCATTATGGCGGTCTACGGAGAACTGAAAGCACTCAGGGAGAGCTATCAGGGAGCGGCACAGCGCGCCATCGCCGTTGCGGACAACACGCAGGGAGCGGAAAATTTCACCGCCGCCGCTGAATATGTGGAGACACTCATGGAGATTGTCGCGCAGGAGATGGCGGATATTGAAGCAGAGGAGGGGGCAACATGACGGAAATGACGGAACGCAAAAAACGCATCACGAAGATCAAAGCGAAGAAAGGCGAGTATTTCTTCGGATGGGAGGTCTATCAGGAAGCCACTAAAAGCTGGGATGCGTACACAATGACCTGCAAAGACCCGCCGCGTGTGGAACTGAAAGAGCGGATGCTTGCGATGGTCGCGCACGTCATAAACATCTGCGAATTTGATGAGCGAGACGCGAAGCGGATTATCGTCAGCGGGATCACCGAATCGCACACCGACGATAACAGGTACATCACGATCACCGCGCAGAAATCACTCGAACACAGCAAGGCACCGCTCATCATCAACACACCAGCGCGGCCGGAATGGGTGCAGAATGAAGGGGATGATGAGGATTACTGTATCAGCCTTGACCTTGCGAATGACCTGAAGGAACTTGAGATCGAGGCATGGCGGTACATCGACGGCGAGCGCGCACAGCAGAGCCTTGATTTTGACGGCGGCGATGGCGGCGGGGACGATGGCGGAGATGATGCCGATGAGCCGGAGCGGATTGGAGCGTGACGGATGTGGCAAAAGGGAACTATCACCCAAAGAGAAACTGCAACATCTACGCCGCCTATCGCGGAGATGATTACATCGGCGAGGGAACACTGGACGATATCGCTGCGCTTGCAAGCGTGAGTAGAAAAACCGCGCAATGGTGCGCCCGTCCCGCCGCACTTCGCAGAATTGAGGAGCGCAGCAAAGCATGGGATGCGGGCACGCGGCGACTGAAAACGCGCGGATCGCTTGTGCTCGTATTGGTGGAGGAAGTGGATGAAAGTCGGACTGGTTGACGTAGACGGGCATAACTTCCCGAATCTCGTCTTGATGAAGCTGTCTGCATGGCACGAGCATCAAGGCGATAGCGTCCACCTGCTACGACACGATGATGTTCTTCTCGGCGGCGACCTGTTTGGAGAATATGACAAGCTCTATGCCGCATGCGTATTTTCCGAGAGCAGGGAAATCGCACGGAAACTGATCGACGTCGGCGCAGAAGTCGGAGGAACAGGATCGGGAGAGGCTCGTGTACTGCCGCCAGAGATCGAAAACATCCGCCCTGACTATTCACTCTATGGAATCCGAAACATAGCATACGGATTCTTGACACGCGGATGCCCGCGTGCGTGCCCGTTCTGTATTGTGGCAGATAAAGAGGGGCGAGCAAGCCGCAAAGTGGCGGACTTGAGTTCTTTTTGGGACGGAGAGCGACACATAAAACTGCTTGACCCGAACCTCCTCGCCGCAGCGGAACACATGGAACTGCTCGGACAACTTGCCGCAAGCGGGGCATGGGTGGATTTCACACAGGGATTGGATGCGCGGCTTCTCACAGAGGAGAACGTCGCCGCAATCAACGAGATCAAAGTCAAGATGATTCATTTTGCTTGGGACAACCCGCGCGACGAATCCATCCCTCGACAACTTCAGTTTTTCGCAGAGCGAACGTCAATATGGGATTATCGCCGACGACGTGTATACCTGCTCACGAACTATTGGAGCACGCACGCGGAGGATCTGCGCCGTGTCTACTGGCTGCGCGAGCATGGATACGATCCATACGTCATGATCTACGACAAGCCGAATGCGCCGCGAGAGACGCGCCGATTGCAACGATGGGTAAACAACAAGATCATATTCCGATCTTGTGAACGATTTGAGGACTATAAAGGATGAGGCGGTGGAGACGATGACGCTCGGCAGTCTATTTGACGGGATCGGCGGGTGGCTTTTGGCGGCGCGTCATGCGGGGGTTACGCCTATATGGGCAAGTGAGATCGAGCCGTTCCCGCAATCCGTGACGGCGCGGCATTTCCCCGGCGTGAAGCAGCTCGGGGACATCACGCAGATCAATCCTGATGAGATAGAGCCGGTGGACATCGTATGCGCGGGCAGTCCGTGTCAAGATCTCTCGATCGCAGGAAAAAGAAAGGGGCTGGATGGTGAACGCAGTGGCTTATTCCGCACAGCAGTTGACATTGTTCGGAGAATACGAGCGTCCACGGGGGGGAGATATCCGCGCTATTTCGTGTGGGAGAACGTCCCCGGGTCATTCTCAAGTAACAAAGGAGCTGATTTTAGAGCCGTGCTTGAGGAAATCGGACAGACCGAAATTCCAGTACCTCAACATGGCAAATGGGCAAACGCCGGAATGGCAGAACTGCCTCAGTGTGAAATCGCATGGCGCGTCCTCGATGCTCAATACTGGGGAGTCCCCCAACGCCGCCGTAGAATCTTTCTTGTCGCGGATTTTGCAGCCCATGACCGACGTGCCGGAGAAATACTATTTGAGCAGGAAAGCGTGTCTGGGGATACTGCGGCGAGCACAGGAGAGAGGGAAGGAACTGCCCGAGGAACTGCGGATTGCGCTCGAACATCAGGCGCGTTGACACCGTGGGACGTACAGAGCAGACGCATCTACGATGAGAACGGTAAGATGGCGGCTCTTTATAGTGGAGAGGGGCGTGGATCGAACAACGGCGCAATATTCATCCGTGCGGCGGGATTTAACGGCAAAGCAGGACCATCAAGCGGCGGCATTAGTTACACGAAAGAATGCACGCCGACACTCATTGCCGACCATCCGATGCACGTCGCAATCTATGATATGACACACGCGGATGAAGTCATGCGCCCCGTAGAGGGCGGCATCGTCCCGACACTCAACGCACGCATGGGAACGGGCGGGAATCAAGTCCCCGTCGTGCATGCCTATTGCATCGCTGGGAACACCATCGACCGCAAGATAGAGAATGGCGGCAACGGGAAGGGCGTACTCGAGGAAACATCCTATACGCTGAACACGGTTGACCGTCATGCGGTCGCCACCATCTACGGAGCGAAGTCCTATAGCGAATACGAAGCGGGAAAAGTCGCAACTCTGCGTGCATCGGGGGGTGCGTATGGTGGGGGCAGCGAAAACCTCGCACTATCATACTCCATCGTGCGGCGCCTCACACCAACGGAGTGTGAACGCTTGCAGGGACTAGAGGATGGATACACCGAGGGTGGGAGCGATACCGCCCGCTACAAGGCACTCGGAAATGGCATGGCGCAGCCGTGCGCGGATTATGTGATTCGGCGGATTGTGGAGGTGAGTGAAAATGCTAAAAGAATCAACGCTATTTGGCAAGGTAAATAAAGTCAAAGTCGCGATGAACCGACTGCGCCTCCACGAGCCGACAGAGGGTTACTACGTCGCATTTAGCGGCGGAAAGGACAGCTGCGTCATCCTCGACCTGTGCAAGCGGGCGGGGGTTGAATATGACGCGCATTATAATGTGACCACCGTTGATCCTCCCGAGCTGGTGCAGTTCATTCGGCGGGAATATCCAGAAGCGTGGGAAGGCCGCAACGTGCCGCAAAAGACGATGTGGCAGCTCATCCCCGAAAAGAGGATGCCGCCCACGCGCATGGTTCGCTATTGCTGTCAGGCACTCAAGGAGGGCGGTGGCAAAGGCAGATTTGTGGTGACGGGCGTGCGTCATGCGGAATCTGCCAAACGAGCCAAACGGCAGATGGTGGAGACGTGCAGACATAATCAGGGCAAGCAATACATCCATCCGATCATCGACTGGTCAGATGCGGAGGTGTGGGAGTACATCCACACCTACAACGTGCCGTACTGCAAGCTCTACGATGAGGGATATAAGCGTCTCGGATGCATTATGTGTCCCTATCAGGGGCCGAAAGGGATGCGGCGAGGCGCTGAACGCTGGCCGCAGTATGCAAAGGCATACGAAGCAGCGTTTCAGCGGATGATCGACAAGCGGCGTGCGGATGGATATCCGACACAGTGGGAGACGGGCGCAGAGGTCATGCAATGGTGGATCGGAAGTGATCGCCGAATCAAAGAAAACGATGACCAAATCACGCTATTCGGCATGAGAATGGATGAGGTCGATGTTTAAGGAGAAAGAACATGGATAAATACGAGGAGTTTCTGCGACGGAAAGAAATCACCGTGCCGAGTGCGGGCATTGACGTTGAAAACATCACGATCAGCGATGAGCTATTTGACTTTCAGCGTGACATCGTGCTCTGGGCACTGAAAAAGGGGAAAGCGGCGATATTCGCGGGCACGGGACTCGGGAAAACACTCATGCAGCTTGAATGGGCGCGTCACATCGGCGGCACAGTTCTCATCCTTGCGCCGCTCGCCGTGAGCAAGCAGACCATATCCGAGGGGGGGAAGTTCGGGATCACCGTCCACCATTGCCGCTCGCAGGAAGATGTCATAGATGGCGGGATCAACATCACGAACTATGAGCGCATGGATCGTTTCGACTTCTCTAAATTTATGGGCGTGGTACTGGATGAATCGTCCATCCTCAAGGCACAGGCAGGAAAAATCCGCGCACAGCTCATCGAGTGCTGCCAACAGATTCCGTACCGCCTCGCGTGCACAGCGACGCCCGCGCCAAACGACCTCATGGAGCTATGCAATCACAGCGAGTTCTTGGGGGTTATGTCCTCGAACGAGATGCTTGCCACATTCTTTGTTCATGATGGCGGAGATACGAGAAAATGGCGACTGAAACGCCATGCAGTACAGGGCTTTTGGAAGTGGGTAGCAAGCTGGAGCGTCATGCTCACGAACCCTGCCGATCTCGGATATGATGGCGGGCGTTACAACCTCCCGCCGCTGCACATATCACAGCATACTGTACACACGGAGAGACAGCCCGATGCGCTTTTTGCGATTGAGGCATTGACCTTGCAAGAACGCCAACAGGCGCGGCGCGACAGCGTGCAGGATCGGGCGCGGGAATGCGCCGCACTTGTGAACGCGGACATGGATCAATGGCTCGTATGGTGCAATCTCAACAGCGAAGCCGACGCACTGAAAGCACTCATCCCCGATGCCGTCGAGATCAGCGGAAGCGATCAGCCGGACGTAAAAGAGCGGGCGGCGGTGGATTTTGCCGCCGGGAGGATTCGCGTTCTCATCAGTAAGCCGCTTATTTTCGGCATGGGACTCAATTTTCAGCGTTGCCATAAAATGGCATTTGTTGGACTCTCGGACAGCTTCGAGCAGTATTATCAATCCGTGCGCCGATGTTGGCGATTCGGGCAGGAGCATCCAGTCGACGTGCGCATCATCACGGCGGACACAGAGGGCGCGGTCGTCGAGAACATCTGGCGCAAGGAAAAGCAGTTTGAGGAGATGCTGCGCGGCATGATCGCCGTGACGCAGAACGTCACGAAGGACAATATCCGATCGACCGCACGGCAGACCATAAAATATAACCCACGGGAGATCATGATACTACCGACATGGCTGATTCCATCAGCGGCATAAGGAGGATAAGGTGGAAAACGTCAAAGTACTAGGGCAAGATGCGGGAGAGATGTGGCACATCTATCACGGGGATTGCGTGGAGGTCGCACGAGGATTGCCGGAAAACAGCGTGGACTTCATCGTTTTCTCGCCGCCGTTTGAAAGCCTGTATACATACAGCAACAGCGACAGAGATATGGGAAACTGTCGCAGCAGCTTGGAGTTTGCACGACATTTCCGTTTTTTAGCAAAGGAACTCTATCGCATCCTCACGCCGGGGCGATGTATGAGTGTTCACTGTATGGATTTGCCACTCAGCAAGCAACGGGACGGTGTGATCGGACTCCGCGACTTTTCGGGGGCACTTGTACGCATCTTCGAGCGGGCAGGATTCGTCATGCACACGCCGCGCGTCACCATCCGCAAAGACCCTGTGACCGCTATGCAGCGGACGAAGGCGATCGGGCTTTTGTGGAAGCAGGTCAAAAAGGACTCTTGCCTCTCGCGCATGGGGATTCCTGACTACCTCTTGACATTCAGAAAGCCGGGAAACAACCCGAAGCCCGTACATCACACCGACGAAGAATTCCCTGTGAAACAGTGGCAGCACTGGGCGGAGTGCGTATGGCACGACATTAACCCGTCGAATACGCTCCAAAAGAACAGCGCAAGAGACGAAGCGGACGAGCGTCACATTGCGCCCCTCCAACTGCAAGTAATTGAGCGCGCCGTCACGATGTGGACGAATCCGGGGGATGTTGTATTCACTCCGTTCATGGGGATTGGCTCGGAGGCGTATCAGGCAGTCAAGATGGGACGCCGTGCCATCGGGATTGAGTTAAAAGATTCCTACTACACCCAGAGCGTGAAGAATTTGCAGCGCGCCGAGGCACAGCAGTTTTCAGAGCAGACACTATTCGCATGAGGAGACGGCATCATGAAAAAACTTGTTTGGGCGTATATCTCTCATCCCTACACGGGGGATGAGGAGCGCAACAGGGCGGAGGCGGCAGAGATTCAGCGATTCTTACAGGAACGCTATCCGGATATGCTGTTTTTGAACCCGATTGCGATGTTCGCGGCGATTGCAGACATGGAATATGAGCAGGTGATGGAATACTGCCTCGAAGTGCTGCGAGACTGTGATATGATCGTTATGAGCGGGGAATTTATGGACAGTCGTGGTTGCACAATGGAACACGCTATGGCACGAGAACTCGGAATGCCAATTCGGTACTATTTGAGCAAAGAAGAGCCACTTGAAAACTACTGGGCGTAGAGGAGGAAACGATGAATACGGGGCTGACGAACGATGAATTCTGCCGACTGATCAACAACGGGCGCAGGAGCTACCGAGTGAACGTCATTGTGACCGTGTATGACCATCCGCAGGATTTTCCAAATGGATACGTGGCGCGGGCACATATCGTAGCGCAAAACAGATACGGCGCAATGGGATGCGGAAAATCGGCCTATGCATCACCGACGATCTACATCGCGCGTGAAACGCTCGACGAGGTGCGTGCGGCAATCCCTGACGATATGGTGAAGATGATTCGCCATCCACAGGATGACCCCGTCATTATCGAGACGTATGTGTAACAAAAGAGGAGGACGCATGGCGGAGAATAATCAGGAAGTGTCCGATTCGGACAGGATTGCAGACGTAAGAGCGAACTACTACGCGCTGATCCGCAGTTTACGCGAAGCAGTGGAGCACGCATCAAAAATAATCGGCGAGGCGTTTCATCGCCTTGCACAACTCGGATTTAGCGGCGGATTATTCCGCCGCTTGAAATACCTGCGCCGCATGGAGTATTACAAGAAATACAGACGCAGGAGACGCAATCGTCCGACACACAGAAAACGCAGAATGCGGAGGAGTCTAAAGCATGGGACTGACTAAAAAAGACCTGCAAGAGATCAGGGGCGTTTTCAGCGACGAGATCCAGAAATTAAAGCCGCCCGCGCGACGGCGCGCGAAGGATCTTGTCAAACTCACGAAAAAGAGACTGTATGCCTATCCACTCCTAAAAATCAATATTGAGCGCTACAAGGCAGATATTGAGGACATCAAAAAAGAGGACATGGGGAAATCAAAGAGCATTGTCATGTTCTCGCCATCCTCCAAAGGCGGAGAACGTCCGACATTGGAAGAGCTGCGCGAAGCAAAAATCATGATCGTGGAGCGCAAGATCGCCCGCGACGAAAACGAGATCAAGGAAATTGACACGGCGCTGTCAACGATTCTTGACGATGAATATTATCCGATCATCGAAATGAGTTTCTTCCAGAAAATGAGCGAGGAGGACATCTGCAATACGCTCCATTGTGCGAGCACGACGCTATGGCGGAACAAGGGAAGGCTGATTGATATTATGAATGTGAGCCTCTACGGAGCAGACAGCAATGAAATTTAAGGGTGAAAAAAAGATGCAATTTACAGGGTGAAATTTTACTGCTATACTATGCACATGGGAAAAGTACGCCCGAAATGAAAGGCATCGCCGAGATGGCGGTGTCTTTTTCTATGCGCAAAAAGGAGGCTCTGCTATGGAGAATATCAAGGTGCATTGCTCCTATACGGAGCTTGTTGATCCCGAAATGCTCGTGCCGAATCCGAGGAATCCAAATCAGCACCCGAAGCGGCAGATTGAGCTACTGGCGAAAATCATCCAGACGCAAGGATGGCGAGCGCCCGTTACCGTGTCGAATCGGTCGGGATTTATCGTGCGTGGTCACGGTCGCCTTGCCGCCGCTATGCTTCTTGGGTGCAAAGTACCCGTTGAGCGGCAGGATTATGCAAGCGAGGCAGAGGAATGGGCGGATCTAGTTGCGGACAACCGCATCGCAGAACTTGCCTCAATCGACACAGAAGAGATGGCGAGGCTGTTATCCGATCTGAGTGGGCTTGATATTGACATAGAACTGACAGGCTACGCTGGGAAAGCACTGGACAATCTACTTGCAGACGTTCGCGCACAGGAAGTTAGAGAAGATGATTTTGACCCGGAGAGCACAGCCGCATCAATCAAAGAACCAATTTCAAAGCGTGGCGATGTTTGGATTCTTGGGCGGCATCGACTTATGTGCGGAGACAGCACGATGGCGGCGGACGTGACAAAACTCATGGACACACAGAGCGCGGCACTGATCTTCACAGACCCGCCCTACAACGTCGATTATGAGGGACACACAAAGGAAAAGCTCAAGATCAAAAACGACAAGATGGACACGGACACATTCCGTGCATTCCTTATCGATACATTCCGCAATTTTTACAACGTGGCTTCGCCCGGAGCGGCGATCTATATCTGCCATGCAGACAGCGCAGGGAATGAATTTCGCGAGGCGATGGCGGCGGCGAACTGGACGTTAAAACAGTGCTTGATCTGGGTGAAGAATCAGTTCGTCATTGGGCGGCAGGATTATCAGTGGCAGCATGAGCCGATTCTGTATGGATGGCGTACTGGCGGGCGGCACAGCTTTTTCGGTGGACGAAAACAGGGGACGGTGTTAGAGGATCTCCCCATCGTCATACAGGAACAAGAAGATCATGCGCTGATATGTGTTACCGTCGGACTGGAACAAGTAGTAATCCGCGCGCGAGATGTGGAAGTTGTATCCAGAGCAGATGATTCCATTATGACGGCATGGCGATTCGAGAAGCCGATTCGCAACGGCGAGCACCCGACGATGAAGCCAATCGCGCTCTGTGCGCGAGCCATTCAGAACAGCAGCCGCCCGGGCGATATCGTACTTGATGGATTCGGAGGGAGTGGATCAACGCTCATCGCCGCCGAGCAGACGGGGCGCAGATGTTTTTCAATGGAGTGCGATCCCGTCTACGCCGATGTCATTGTTCGGCGGTGGGAGGAGTTCACAGGACAAAGGGCAGAGCGAATCAAGGACGGGGTAGTCAATGCAGAAGAAGGGAAAGAAAAGGATTGTAATTCCTGAGAATCAAGAGGAATTGAAAGCGCAGCGGGAAGCTGACAAGCAGATGCAAATTACGCAATCCCGTGAGGATTATCGCAAAATAACACAGGCGGGCATCGGTCAGTGGGTGAACGATTTCAAGGCAGGCAAGATTACATTCTCATCCGTTGCAGACTTGCGGCAGCTTATTGAACTAGATCTTGCCTTGCAGGAGAAACAATAAGGAGCGGTGATAATACATGGCAAGTCGGCGCAGTGAAGAACGTGACCGCGCCTACGAGCTATGGAGGGCGAGCGGCGGAACAATGAAGCTCGTAGACATTGCGAATGAACTATCCGTGACTGCCTCCAAAGTTAGAAAGTGGAAAACACTCGACCAGTGGAGCATGATTAGGAAAACGCTCCCATACGAAAACAACACATCCGATGGAATAATTTTGAACAAGGGGCGGGGTGCTCCATTAGGAAATAAAAATTCCGTTGGGCATAAATCATCATCGCCGCGACGAAATGAGAATGCCGTAACAACTGGCGAATACCAAACAATATGGACAGATGCCATAAGCGACAAAGAAAGAGCGATATTGGAATCAGCAGACACGAATCCGTTTACGGCGATTGACGAAACGATTCGACTGCTAACCCTGCGAGAGCGACGGATGCTCATGTATCTAAACGAGCTGAATGCGGCGCAGGAACTATGCGAGACGAAAGACATATTCGAGCTACAGTCAAAACCGATGATTGCGAACGTCTATGACGAACTCACCGGAGAAGTGAGTGAAGTAGAAGTCCTGCAAGAGCAAAAGACAATGATCGGGAAGGTCGAGAAGCGACAGCCACTCATCGACAGGATACTCAATATCGAGGAGGCACTGACTCGCGTGCAAGAACGGAAGATCAGAGCCATCGAGACTAAGAGCAGAATGATGATGCGATGGGAAGAAGCGAGGCGTAAGGTGCGGAGATCCAAAAGGGATTAGGTACTTCTGGCGTTTTGAACTTGTGCGCTCCCGCTTTCGAGCCCGCCGTTTGTTTAGCTGCAACTTTTTTCATGGGGTTAATAAATTTTTTCGAGCCGCCGGAACGGAAAACAACCAAATAACTAGCGACTTGAGAAAAAAGTGAGAAAAAGATTTACCAAATCGGAGGTGATTACGCATGAAAGTCAAAGGGGATGTCAAGAAAATCACGGTCACACAGAGGCAGCTTGCATCGGCTTTTGGCGTAACACCTGCGCGTGTCAATCATCTCATCAAGGATGAGATCGTCGTCCGAGATGAGGATAATCCGGGCGGTGCCGTTCTGCTCTATGAGAGCGTGAAGCGTTATTGGTCAGGTCAGAAAAACGAAGAAGTCAGCATTGAGGCGGAACTGGATTTAACGCGGGAGCGTGCAAAGCACGAAAAGACAAAGCGCGAGATTGCAGAGCTGCGCCTTGCGAAAATGGAGAACCGCGCCTATGATGCCAAGACCGTTGAACTTGTCTTGACGGAGATGTTGTCCAACCTGCGCACCCAGCTCCTCGGAATGCCGTCCAAACTCGCGCCACAGTTGGAAGGAAAACAGAGGGGACGGATTTACGAGATTATGACACGGGAACTCGAGGAGCGGCTTTCGGAGCTATCCGAATACACGCCGGAGCTATTCACGGAAGAGGAGATCGAGGCGGACGATGAGGACAGCGATTGATCTATGGCAGTACATTTCCCGCAAGGGACTCAAGCCACTGCCGAAAACAAGCGTATCCGAATGGGCGGACGAATACCGCGTGATCTCACAAGGAAATGCAGAGCCAGGGAGATGGCGGACGTCGCGCGCAGAATATCAGCGGGAGATAATGAATGCATTCACGCAGACAGGTATTCATCGCGTTGTAGTGAAATCGGCGGCGCAGATAGGCAAGTCGGATATTATGAATAATGTCATCGGTCGATTCGCACATCTTGACCCGGCGGCAATCATGATGATTCAGCCGACCATTGAGATGGCGCAAGATTACTCGAAAACACGAATTGCGCCGATGTTGCGCGACACGAAAGTCTTGAACAATCTCTTTTTCACCGTCAAGGGAAAGGAGGATTTCGGCACAGCGAAAACGCGTGACGGAAACAATACGATTCTCTCAAAGATTTTTCCCGGCGGCAGACTTATCATGTGCGGCTCGAACTCCCCGGCGGGGCTTGCGTCGCGTCCCGTGCGCGTCCTGCTCGCCGATGAGGTTGACCGATTCGCACAGACGGCGGGCACGGAGGGCGATCCTGTTGACCTTGCGTCAAAGCGTATGACGACGTTCTGGAATCATGTGTCAGGGCTGTTCTCCACGCCAACGACCGAGGGCGCGAGCCGAATCGAGACGGAATATCTCGCAGGGACGCAGGAGGAATGGCGGCATCAGTGCCCGAACTGCGGTGAGTACCATGTACTCAGGCACACGGAGATGGAATGCGACCACGAGGAGAGCCGCGACAAGGACGGAAACGTCACCTACGTCATGAAAAAGGTGGAATGGCGGTGTCCCGACTGCGGATTCAAATTCTCCGAGCGGCAGATGAAGGACGCGCCGCAGCGGTACGAGATGCAGAATCCAATCGCCCTTGAAAACGGCACGCGCTCCTTTTTCGTCAACGGTTTTTCGTCCCCGTGGCTGACGTGGAACGGCATCATGAAGGAGTGGTATGAGGCGAAGGGCGACCCACTGAGGGAGCAGGTCGTTGTCAACACGAGATTCGGCGAGACGTACCGACTGATCGGCGCGTATGACGACGAGATGCAGTTCCTACGCCGCCGTGAGAAGTATGAGGCAGAACTGCCGCGCGGCGTGCTCCTCTTGACTGCCGCCGTTGACGTGCAGGGCAATCGCCTTGAGTATGAGATATGCGGATGGGGATTCGGCGAGGAGTGCTGGGGCATCCAGAAAGGAGTCATCCCCGGCGATCCTGACCGACAGCGCATATGGCAGCTCCTCGACGGCGTTCTTGACCGCCCCTATCATTTCGCCGACGGAAACAGCCTAAAAGTCGCGAGGACGTTCATCGACACGGGAGGACTGTCAACGCAGAACGTATATCTCTACTGCCGAAAAAACTTGCACAAGCAGCGCATCGGCATAAAAGGGCGCGGCGGATCGGGACTGCCTCTTATATGGCGGTACAGCAAGCCGTCAAAAGAGTACGGCATACCGCTCGTTATCCTCGGCGTCAACGACGGCAAACAGCAAGTAATGACGCGGCTCGGACTTGAACAGAAGGGACAGCAGTATTTTCACTTTCCTGTGGATGACAGCCACATCGGCCAGCGCGGATATGACCAGATTTATTTCAAGGGGATTATCGCAGAGCAGCGCAAAGTCACGCGCAAGGGCGGCATGATCCAAGTCGTATGGGAGCCGATCAGCAAGGATGTCCGCAATGAGCCTCTGGATCTGCGCGTCTACAATCTTGCGTGCATGAAATCACTGCTGCCGCATATCAACTGGGTAAAAATCGCGGAAATGCTCGGCGTGAATGTGCCGGAGGAGGCACGTAAGAAAAAAGTAAAGCCGAAAGCGGCGGAGCGACCGAAACGACCACCGCAGGCGAAATCGCGCAGCATGAATCTATATTGACAATACGGGACGGTGGGAGCCGTCCTTTTTGATTGAGAGGGTGACGGCGTGGCAACATCGGAGACAATCCTGATTGAGCGACTGGAACTTTACTACGAGGCAGAACGGAAAGTCCTGCGCGGGCAATCCTACACGCTCGGGAACAGACAGCTGACACGGGCGAATCTCGCCGAGATCCGAAAGGCGATCAAGGAGCTTGAGAGCGAATTGGAGCAGGCGAGAGGGCGTTCACGCGGCTTCTCGAAGCGCGTTGTATTTCACGACTAGGAGGAAGCATGAGAAAACGGAAGCACAGACCCGCAAAGGCACGGATGCCGACGGCACGCGAGGAGGCGAGAATCAAGAACACGGGATATTCAGAAGGCGGTGCGTCACATACAAGCGGCATCCTGAAAGCGTATCACCCCGTCCGCGCGTCTGCGAAGTCGGATATCGACGCGAATCTCTACACGCTGCGCAATCGCTCGGCGGATCAGGCGATCAATACGCCAATCGGCGCGGCGGCGATCCAGACGAGTTCGATGCACACCGTCGGCGCAGGACTCAAGGTTTTCCCAAAAATTCACTATTTGGACTTGGGGCTGACGCATGAGGAGGCGCGGGCGTGGAATCGCAAGACGCGCCGCGAGTTTGACCTATGGGCAGCATCAAAACACTGCGATCTCTATCGCCGTAACAGCTTCTACGACTTGCAGGATCTTGCGTATGTGGCGTATCTCGTAGACGGAGACTCCTTCGCCCTCTTTCGGAGGAAGTCGCCGACGCAGTTTATGCCGTATAGCCTGCGCCTACAGATCATCGAGGGGAATCGCATATCGAATCCGTATGGCGGAAGCCTTACAGGCGGCTATGGTGTGTTTTCCGTTGAGGCGAAGAATCAGAGCAACGGGAATCGGATTGTCAGCGGCGTGGAGATCGATGCAGAGGGCGCAATTGAAGCCTACTGGATCTCCAACAAAGTACCGGGCGATCTCGTAGAAGTGGCGCAGATGGACGAATGGGTGCGGGTCAAGGCGTTTGGCGAACTCTCGGGAATGCCGAATATCGTGCAAATCTGTCATGATGTGCGCTCGGAGCAATATCGCGGCGTTCCATACCTCGCGCCTGTCATCGAGACGTTAAAGCAGGTGAGCCGTTACACGAATGCGGAACTCACAGCGGCGATCATCAAGAGTTTCTTTGCCCTGTTTTTCACCAATTCGCCTGCAGGAGCAAGCGGACTCGAAGGGATCGCCCCGTCTGCCATCTACGGAGACGAGGAAGAGCAAGTTGACCCGCGTGCGCCCGTCGTTGATGTGTCGGAATACGGACTTGGTCCGGGCACGCTGAATGCCCTGCCTGCAGGTGTGGATGTCAAGGCAGTGGATGCAGGGCGGAGCATGAGCACATTCGATCCGTTTGTGACACAGCTCATCAAGCACATCGGCGCGGCAATCAACATCCCATACGAAGTCCTCATGAAGAACTTCACGAGTTCGTACAGTGCATCCAGAGCGGCGATGCTGCAGGCGTGGGAGGAGTTCAAGCTGCGACGGACGTGGTTCGCACGCGACTTTTGTCAACCCGTCTATGAAACGTGGCTTGCGGAGGCGGTCGCCGTTGGGCGCATTGACGCGCCGGGCTTCTTCGACGACCCTGCCATTCGCGCGGCGTGGGTGAGTGCAAATTGGTACGGCCCGACTATGTCGATTCTCGACCCTGTGAAGGACATCAAGGGGAGTGCGATGCGTGTGCAGTATGGCCTTTCGACACGCGAGCGCGAGGCGGCGGAAATGACAGGGACGGACTTCGAGGAGAATCTGGATCAGCTTGCGTGGGAACTGAAGATGATTGAGTCCAAGGGACTGACGCTTGGAACGCCCGAAGTGCTCGCCGGGAAAGATACGGAGAGCGAGGACGAACAGAAGGGAGGTGAGGATGATGGAGGAGTTTTGGAAGTTCAAAAATAACACCGACGGTGAGGCAGAGCTTTTGCTTTACGGCGAAATCTCGGATGCGTCATGGTACGGCGATGAGGTAACGCCGAAAAAGTTCGCCGATGATCTCGCAGCGTGCGGCGGGAAAGATTTGACCGTGCGCGTGAACAGTCCCGGCGGCGACGTGTTCGCGGCACAGGCAATCTACAATCAACTAAAAGCCTATACGGGCAAGGTCACCGTTAAAATCGATGGGATGTGCGCGAGCGCCGCGACAGTGATTGCGTGCGCGGGCGAAACGGTCATCATGCCGAGTAATACGACCTACATGATCCACAATCCGAAATCCGCGCTGCTCGGCTATTACGATGCCGTCCAGCTTGGAAAGGTATCTGACCGCCTCACGACCGTCAAGCAGACCATCGTCAACGTCTACATGGGGCGCGTCGGAAATACCCTCTCTGAGGTGCAAGTCAAGCACAAGATGGATTCTGAGGAGTGGATGACCGCCGACAAGGCGAAGGAATACGGATTTGTAGATGAGATCGCGGATGAAATCCCTATCGAAAACCGATGGGAGGATAATCTGCTGATCGTCAATTCCGTATCATGCAAACTGGACAGATTTGAGAATGTGGCAGACTTGCGGGCAATTTTGCCGGAAAAGAAGAAAAGGAGTGATACCATTATGGGAATGACAGCAACCGAGGCACTCGCGGCGATCAAGAATCTCTTGATGGGCGAGAACAAGGAGGTGCAGACACAGGAAGCACAGCAGGACACGTCGGCGCAGAATGCGGAGGATGTTCGCGCGACGGCAGTCGCACAGGAGCGGACGCGCATGGCGGCTCTTGACGCACTGAAAAACGGAAATCCCGCCGTTGACAGTATCATCGAAGCGGCGAAGGCAAACGGGGTGACTGCCGAGAGCGTGAAACCATACGTCGATGCTGCCGCAAATGCACACGTCGCAGGTACGGACACGAAGCACGAAGAGAAGATGCTTGCGTCGATTCGTGCGATCCTGCAGGACAGCAAGGAGTCCAATGCGGACGGTGTATTGCCGACGCCACAGCCGCCGCATGGCGGTAAAGCGGCAGAGAGGGAACGCAATATCGCTGATATTGCAAGCTATGCCAATCGGATGAGAGGAGTGGAATGATATGAGCTATCACGAGACAATCAAAGACGCGACGAGCTATGATGAATTGCTGGCAGGGAGCGAGATCGCCATCCTAACGAAAAACGTTACCTTGAAGCAGGGCAAAGTCTATCAACGCGGGATGCTACTCACGGCAAAGAAGGACGACGGTACGGGCGCGATCAAGGCGGAGCAGACAGTCAAGGATGGCGCGGCGGATTACGTACTGCAGTCCGATGTCGATGCAACAAAAGCCGATACCGTCGGGACGGTCTACGCTTCGGGGCGGTTCAACCGCGAGAAGCTGATTGCCGCCGCAGGTGACACCGTCAATGCGCACGAGGAGGAGCTTCGCACAAAGGGTATCTTCCTCTCGTCGCTGAAGTAAGGAGGAATTGAACATGCCGATGATTGACTACAACGATACGATTTCGCTGATGGAAGCGATGGAGCGCATCAAGCCTCCTGCGAGCTTTCTGCTCGATACGTTTTATCCGATCGTACCGCCGACGGCAACGACCTCGACCATTATGACCGAGTACCGAAAGGGCGGCCGCCGTCTTGCGCCGTTCATTGTCAGCGGCGCGAAGGGCATTAACATGAAGCGCGACACGTCGTGGATTGACACATACACGCCGCCGATGGTCGGTCCGCGCCGGACGCTCTCGCCGGATGATGTTATGCATCGTTCTTTCGGTGAGACGGTATACAGCACCATGACCCCGGCGCAGCGCGCCGCGCAGATTCAGGCACGGGACTTTGTGGAGCTGCAGAACATGATCGTCAACCGCAAGAATAAGATGGCGGCAGACATCCTCACGACGGGACAGTGTGAGATCAAGGGCTATGCGGACGACGGCGAGACGCACGTTCTCGACGTGCTGAAATTCGACGGATGGACGCAGAAGATCACGCCGAGTGTGACGTGGGACAATCCATCTGCGACGATTTATTCCGACATCAGAAACGCATCCATGATGATTCAGGAGAACACGGGAATCATCCCGACGCTCATGCTCTGCGGCAAGAACGTCGAGGACTATATCATCAAGAACGCGCAAATGCGCGAGTGGCTTGCCATTCCGAACCGTGAGAACCTTGCGATGCTCTCCCTTGCGCCGCGCTTCACGAGTCCGCAGATTCGCCGCATCGGGCTTTTGCAGGCGCTGAATCTGGAAGTGTATTCATACACGGAGACATATACAGACGACGACGGCGCGGTGAAGCCGTTCCTCGGCGACAATGACGTAATCATCGCCGTACCGGGACGCGGACGTCAGCTGCATGGCGCGGTCACACTCCTCAACGATGAAGGCACGAAATACAACACTTTCATCGGGCAGTACGTTCCGTACTACAGCGGCAATAAGGACGCGCAAGTTATTTCTCTCACTATGTATAGCCGCTTTCTCCTTGCGCCGGAGTGGGCGGATGACTGGGCGTTGATCAAGACGAAGGGGTGAGCACGATGAAGATTATCGTCAAGCGGTTCTGTCTGTCACATAACGGCGAGATTTACAAGGCGGGCGACGTGGTTGAGATTGAGGATCTCAAAACGGCAAAGCGGCTCGTTGCCCGTTCGGGCGGCGATCTCGAAATCTATCACGGAGACGACCTTGCGGACGTTGAGGATGTGTCAGACGAGGATGCCAACATCGAAAACGAGGATGGCGGCACATCAGGCGACGTGTCCGATTCGGACAGCGAGGATGATGCAGGGGGAATCCCCGCAGTTGACCCCGCCGCCGCCGTTCAGACGGACGGAGAACCAGCAAAAGGGGAGAGTAGAGGCAAGAAAAAATGAACACGTTCAAGGAAGATCTCACGGAGGATCTGAGGGGCGTGTTTTTTGATGCAGACGAATTCGCGAAGGAGCATGACCTCAACGGGACAGTCTGCCTGTGCGTTGTAGAAAAACCGCGCACCGAGGAGAAATACCTGCGCGGCGCGACGTATGACGCGTACGAAGGTATTCACGGCGTCGGTGTGACTGTACATGTTGAGTCGCGTCTGCTCCTAGAGATCCCCGTGGAGGGGATGCGGTTTAATCTTGACGGAGAAGTCATGCTTGTGGATTCGTGCACGCATGAGGCGGGGCTGCTCTCTATCGCACTCAAGGGGAATGACAGCTGACGGGAGGAGGAATGCCGCGATGATAAAAGTGGATGTGTCGAAGGACGACGCAGAGAAAATCAGGCAAGCCATCTCCTCGATCACAGGACGGGAGTTAAACGCGGCACTCGGCGCATCGGGAAAACGCGCAGCGCGACACGGCATGACCGTAGGCGCAAAGAAAATGCGCGAAGTCTACACCATCAAGTCAGGCGTTGCGAAATCGCGCATGAAAGTAGAGAATCCAAGCCCACTTGATACCGTCATACGCATTGAGGGCGGTACAGAACCAGTCAAGAACTTTCGTGGGACGCGGCGGCGCAAGGACGGCGTTTTCGTATCCATCAAGCAGGACAGCGGCGGAGTTGTCCCGCGCTCTTTTATGCACGGAGATGCCCCGCTCATGCGCGAGGGGGCGGAACGCTATCCGCTCAAGGGCGTTTATGGTCCATCCGTTCCGCAGATGTTCGACGATGAGAGCGTGATCGAGACGATGATGGATGCTATGGTGGAGAAGTACGAAGAGCGAATCATGCATGAACTTGAACGACGGACAGGAGGGAAAACATGACCCCGTGGCGATGCGCGGAGGAGATCGCGGATTTTTTGCGTGATGAGATTGCACGCTATGACGAAAAGTCAGGCACAGGAGAAGCCCATGCGGGGTTTCTGCCGATTGCCGATGTGCGGACGATGAAGAAGGAGCAGTGCCCGCACATCGTGATTCGTCCGCACAAGGTAAAGGACGAGAAGAAAGAACGCCTTGCAAGTATGGCGGTCTATGTCGTTGTATGTCCCGAGGCGGAGAAGTGCGGCGCAGAAAGTCTCTATCACGTTTTAGAGTTTCTGCGCTTCTCGCTGCTCTCTAAAAACCCAATCAAGAACCGTTGGCAGATTGCGGACGGGGAACTCGAAACAAGCATTCCAGACGAACAGCCCTATCCGAAATACTGGGCGCGCATTGATTTTGACGTAATCCTGCCTGTTGTCAAGAACACACGGAATGATATTCTCGGCAGGGTGTGAAAGGAGAAACCATGGAAGAGACAGAAACGGTGGAGCAAAAAACACCGCCCAAAAAGAAGGAGAAGGAAACTCCTGTCGAAGTGGTCACACAGCCGATGATCTACATCGGCCCGAGCATTCGGAGCAGCGATCTTTCAACGTATAAGGTATTTGCGGACGGGATTCCGGAGGCGTTCAAAGACGATCCGATCCACGCTCCGCTTTTTGTTTCACCGGAGAACCTTGACGCGGCACGCGTAGAGGCTGGGGAGACGGGATCATTCCTCAATGTCCTGTACCAGAAAGCCGTGCAGGAGCATGAGGAAAAGGAAAGGCGGTAAAGAATATGGCATTTTTTCACGGCGCACGGGTGAAGGAAGTACCGACTTCCATTCTTCCACCCGTAAACACCACGGCGGGACTGCCCGTTGTGTTTGGGACGGCACCCGTCCATCTGACGGCTGACCCCGCGAAGAACGTCAATCGACCTGTTATTTGCTACGGCTGGAATGAGGCGGTGGCGGCGCTTGGATATTCCGACAACTGGGATGAATACACCCTTTCCGAGGTGATGTATTCGCAGTTCAAACTCTACGGTGTCAAGCCGATTATCTTTGTCAATGTGCTTGACCCGAAGAAGCACAAGGCGGAGATCAAGGATAATGACGGACGCACCATCACAGAGGGGCGCGTCACACTCGATGAGCCTGTCCTGCTGGATTCCCTCAAGGTCAGAGCTTCGGCAGCAGCAGAGCCCGCAAAGAATCTCACGGATTATACGGCGGCGTATGACGATGATGGGCGGCTCATTATCTCTATCACGACGACAGGCGCGATCAAGAACGCCGACAAACTCTATCTTGAGTACACGAAGATTGACCCGTCAAAAGTAAAGGATGCGGATATCATCGGCGGTGCGAGTAAGAACGGGACGGCGGGGCTTGAGTGGCTCGACTCCATCTATACACTCTTTTCACTTGTTCCAGGCATTGTCGCCGCGCCGGGATGGTCGGATCGTCCGAGCGTTGCCGCCGTCATGAAGGCAAAGGCAATGAACATCTCAGGATTGTTCCGCTGCATCTGCCTGACCGACGTGGACACAGGCGCAGTGAAGCACTACTCCGATGTGAACGAGTGGAAGAACAAGAACAGCTATACAGGCATCAATCAAGTCGTATGCTGGCCGTGCGTGCGCAGCGGCGATATGGTGTTCCGCATGTCCACGCATATTCTCGGAATCATCGGCGTCATGGATGCAGCGAATGAGGATGTGCCGTATCAGAGTCCGTCGAACCTCGCCATGCAGGCGACGGGCATCTGCCTCAAGGACGGCACGGAGGTCGCGCTCTCACTCGATCAGGCAAATCTCCTCAATAGTCAGGGTGTTATGACTGCACTCAACTTTAGCGGGGGATGGAAGAGCTGGGGCAACTACACGGGCGCATATCCGTCCATTACGGATGTGAAGGACTCGTTCATTTGCGTTCGCCGCATGTTCGACTGGCAGTATCAGACCTTTATTCTGACCTATTGGCAGACGGTTGACCGTCCACTCATGCCGCGTCTTATTCGGACAATTATCGACTCCGAGAAGATTCGACTCAACGGACTGGTGTCACGCGGCTTCCTACTCGGCGCAGACGTGAAATTCCTCGAAGAGGAAAATCCGACAACGGATCTCTTGCAGGGGATTATCCGCGTGCACAGCTACATCACGCCGCCCGTTCCGGCACAGGAGATTGACGACATCCTTGAGTACGACGTAAACAACTTCAAGACGCTGTTCGCGTAAGGAAGAGGTGAGAATACATGACAATTCCAGAAGTTATCAACGATATGCGCTGCTACATCGACGGAAACGACGACTGCATCAGCGCATCCAGTGTAGACCTTCCTGACCTTTCGTCCATGACGACGGACGTGAAGGGCATCGGCATTGCAGGAACGATCTCTGCGCCGATTCACGGGCACTTTGAAAGCCTCGAAGTCAAGGTAAACTGGCAGGTGCCGACGAAAACGGCGATGCGCTATCATGGCGGCAAGGCAATCAAATTCGAGGCATATTCTGACGTGCAGGGGTTTGATTCCGGTGCGGAGGAATACACGCACGACCGCTATCGCGTGGTGGTACGCGGACGAGTCAAGAGTTATTCGGGCGGCAGCCTTGAGGCGGGTAATACGTCGGGGAGCAGCACCACGATCGAGGCACACTACTTAAAGCTCGAATATGGCGGAGAAACACTCGCGGAGATTGACAAGTACGGCTACAAGGCAGTGATCGGCGGGAAAGACCTGCTGGCACAGGTACGCAAGAATATCGGTATGAACTGAGGAGGACACGACAATGGCAGACGACAAAAAGAACGAATTGGACATTACACCAGAAGCGGAAGCAGAGAGCGTTGAAGTATACGACGCTGAACCCGTTGACGAGGCGAACGTGATCCACCTCAAGAAGCCGATGCACAATGGCGCGGATGAGATTCACCTTGACTTCGACCGTGTGACAGGATACATCCTCTTGAGGTGCGAGAAAGAAGCAAAGAAGGATGATCCGCTGATCAGCGTTATGGCGCTCTCGCAGTCGTATCAGGCACGCGTTGCAGCGGCAGCGGCAAAGGTGAAATACGATGAGATTCTGGAACTTTCGGGCGCGGACTTCACGGCGGTCTGCCTCAAGGTACAGAATTTTTTAATGGGATCGCGCTAGGAGATAACCTCCGGCGCTCTGCTCTGCGCATGGCAAAATACAGCAATTCCCCTACCGGCGTGTTTCTCGAAATGCCGACAGGGGAATTTGGCTGTTGGATGAAAATCATGAACGCAGAGATCGAACTTGAGAAAGACGCGGCAAAGAAAGCCGCACATAAAAAATAGCCGCCTTGCGGGCGGCTCTATGGAATCATGGAAGATAGCGGGCGGGCTTTTGCGTCGGGACGGGGGATGCGTCGTCATTGCGACGAACGAAATTGTAGACAGTTTCAAGAAGCACAGAGATTGAATCCATCGTCCCTGCGACAGCATTCATAGCCAGCATACAAAAGAGAACGCCGACAATCAGGACAAGCAAAACAAGAAGCATGACAGCTAAAAAATCCATGTTCGTTCCCTCCAATCCGTTCAACCCCAAGTAATTCTTACCTTCAGCATACAGGGGAGGTGATACTTTGTCAACAGGAAAAACATTCGCGCTTGCCATTGCGCTCAAAGCCTCTATCGATGGCAGTATTGCGTCTGGACTTGCGAAAGCATCGCAGTCAATTCAAGGCATAGCGCAGCACGCGAGCACGGCGAATGCACAGCTGGATAAGGGAACGGCGGCGCTGCGCGGTTATGAAAGTGAGCTCGCCAATATCAGCGCCAAGTCCGCACAGTTTATGACGCTGAAACGTGCGGTGCAGGACACCTCGGGAAGTCTCACTGAGGCTCGTGTACGGGCGGCGACACTTGCCGGAGAGTTCAAGACGTCTGCACAGGAGACGGCGGCACTTAAAGCGCGCGTCGATCAGGCGAAGGAAAGTCTCGAACGCATGAAGGGTACGCTCACCCCTGCGACGTATAAAGCCGCAAAGGCTGAGATTAAGGGGATGACGGCCGCCTATCGTGAAAGTGAAGAACGGACGAGGGCGCTCGGGAAAGAATTTGAGGGGGCGAAGAACAGAGCGGCGCGACTGAAAGATACTCTGTCGAATCAGCAGAGCGCACTTCAGGGGATCCGCACCTCTCTTTCCGAGGCGGGCGTATCGACAAAGGACTTTGTCGAGAGTCAGCGCACGGCACAGGAAGCCTTGCAAAAGACCATCGACAAAGAAAAAGCCGCGATAGCGCACCGAGAGAAAATGGCGGGGCTGCGTGAGAAACGGCAAGGAGCAGGTGAGAAGTTCAGCGCGGCGAAGGGAAATTTTCTTGAGGCGACACTTTTTGCCGGAGCGATAGCCGCACCGCTGATTGAAGCGACGCAGGAAGCAATAAAATTCGAATCTGTCATGGCGGATGTACGCAAGGTTGTCGACTTCGACACACCGGAACAGTTTAAGGCAATGTCGGGCGACATCCTCAAGCTTTCAACGGAGCTGCCGATGGCGGCAGAGGGCATCGCAAAGATCGTTGCGGCGGGCGGTCAGTCCGGCATCGCGCGTGAGGATCTGCTTGCCTTCGCCGAATCCGCGACAAAGATGGGTATCGCTTTTGACATTACCGCTGATCAGGCGGGCGACATGATGGCGAAATGGCGCACAGCATTCAAGATGAGCCAGGAGGAAGTCGTCGCGCTCGCGGACAAGGTTAACTACCTCGGCAATACAACGGCGGCATCCGCACCGCTCATTTCGGATGTTGTGACGCGTATTGGTCCCTTGGGTGAGGTCGGCGGCGTAGCATCCGGTGAGATTGCGGCACTTGGCGCATCGATGGTCGGCGTTGGTATTCCCTCGGAGATCGCAGCGACCGGCATTAAGAATCTCATCCTTGGGATGTCCGCCGGGGAAGGTGCGACGAAGGCACAGGCCGCCGCCTTTGCTTCACTCGGTATGGACGCCGGGGAAATGGCAAAGCGGATGCAAGTGGACGCAAAAGGCGCAATCATCGACGTTATGAAAGCCCTGCAGGGGCTTGACGCAGATAAGCGAGCGGCAACCCTGCAAGACCTATTCGGCAAGGAATCCATCGGGGCAATTGCCCCACTCCTCAGTAACCTCGACAATCTTCAAGAGAATTTTGACAAGGTCGCGGATGCGGCGCAGTACGCTGGATCGATGGAGGCGGAGTATGCGGCACGTAGTCAGACGACGGAAAATCAGATTCAGCTTGCAAAGAACGCGCTCAGCGCGGCGGCAATCACCATAGGAAATGCGCTTCTTCCTGTAATCAGCGAACTATTCACAGCTATCGCTCCGATGTTAAAGTCCTTCGGCGAGTGGGCGTCCGAGAATCAGCAGACGATTGTCGTTATTGCAGGAGTAGTGGCGGGGATTGCGGCTCTTGTCGTGGCGATCACAGGAATGATCGTCCTTGTGCAAGGGGCGGCTCTTGCCTATGCGTCCTTTCAGCTTGCCGTAGGCTTTGTGAGCGGGCTTAGCCTGGCAACAAAAATCGCGACGGCGGCACAGTGGGCATTGAACGCAGCGATGTCTGCGAATCCTATCGGACTGATCGTCATTGCTATCGCGGCAGTCGTCGGAGCAATCTACCTCCTATACACACACTTTGACAGTGTACGAGAGTACGCAGATAAAGCGTGGGAGGGGATACAGGCGGCATGGTCGGCGGCGGGCACGTTTTTCACGCAGTTAGGATCGGCTATTGTAGACGCAATATCATCCGCGCTGACCACGGTAGGAGAGTTCTTCACAGAACTCGGAACAGCAATCGTTGCAGGGATACAATCGTTCATCTCGGCGGCGATTGATTTCATTATGAGGATTCCTGAGCGCGTCGCATTTGCGATTGGATTTATGGCGGGAATCATCGTATCCCTGCCAAGGCTCTATCTGAATATGGTCACGGCGATTGCGGGATTCCTTATGCGACTGCCGGGATATTGTATCGCGGCAGGGACGGCGTTCCTAGCGGCGGCAGTCGCATGGTTGTCGGCGACGTATACGGCTTTTGTCGAGAGACTAACACAGATAGTCAATGATACGTATATATTCCTTATGAATCTGCCGGGCTACTGCATGGAGGCGGGCGCAGCATTCCTTGAGGCATCCGTCGCGTGGCTCATAGCGGCATACACGACCGTTATCACATGGATAACGAACACCGTCAATGAGGCATATATATACCTCATGAACCTGCCGACGCATTGCGCAGAGGCGGGCGCAGCGTTTGTAGCGGCGGCTAGTGCGTGGGCAAGTGATGCGTATAATGCCGTTATGAACTGGATCAGTCAGATACCAGACGCAGTATCAAACACCCTCAGCGGAGCATGGGACAACATAAAGGCGAGCTTTTCGGGAGGATTCAGCGTTGGCATCAGTGCGGCGCAAAATGCACGTGGCGGAATCTACCAAAAGGGCGCATTCCTTACGACTTTTGCAGAGGAGTCAGCAGAGGCGGCAATCCCGATTGATGGCAGCGCCCGTGCGGCGAGCCTATGGAGACAGACGGGCGCAATGCTCGGACTTCTGCCGGAGCAAGTGGCAACAATGGCGATGGCACAGACGCCGCCGCCCATGCAGAGTCCGACCATTGCGGCGATGCCGCCGCCGAATGGCGGAGTGAATATCACATTCAATCCAACCATCAACATTGACGGCACCGCAGATGCGGGAGTTGTGGAGCAACTGCGCGCTGAACTCGAGCGGCAGAAGCAGGAACTCATTGCAATGTTCCCGACGCTCCTTAAGGGACAGAAAGCGCATGAGAGGAGGCTTTCTTATGCCTGATACCTACACAAGCATACAGGGCGACACATGGGACATGATTGCCTATAAGGTGTACGGCAAGGAATCCGCGATGGTGCAACTGATTGAAGCAAACAGTGACCTTGCGAATATCGCCATATTCCCGTCGGGTGTGCAGGTAATTTGTCCGATCATCGCGCCGGAAGCCTCACACATCCTGCCACCGTGGAGGAGGTAGACGATGGCGGAATATAAGAATCCACTGGATGATTGGCTGAAAGAACTGCCGAGCGGATCGGAACTCTCGCGCCGCGCGTGGCTTGAAATCAAGTATACCCCGGCGGGCGAAACGGAGGGAAAGGACATCTCCGAGGACGTGAGCAAATACCTCATATCCATGTCCTGCACGGACAATCTATCCGATGCGGCGGACGATGTGACGATCACGCTCGAGGATCGGGCGCAGCTTTGGATGGAAGATTGGTTTCCCGAGGGCGAGGGCAATATGCTCGATATCACCATCCACACATACAACTGCATCACGCTCAAGGATGGCGAGACAATTTTCCACGCGGGCAAATTCGAGATCGACGAAGTGGAGATTGTCGGCTTCCCCTCCACCGTGCAGATCAAGGGCGTGTCGATCGTCGGTGCGTCCACTCTGCGCGGCACACGGCGCAATCAGACATGGGAGAAAATATCCGTCTGGAAATGCGCCGTCGATGTCTGCGAGCGAAACAATCTTTCGCTGATTTGGGACTGCGCGGAGGATCCGAACCTTGACCATGTGGAGCAGGCGGATGAATCAGATCTGTCGTTTTTGCTCAAAATTTGCAAAGACAACGGTATGAGCCTCAAGATCATGGCGGAGCAGATCGTCATTTTCGATGATGAGAAATACGAGGCGCAGGAGCCGATCATCACCGTCTATAAGCCCGGCGTAAAAGCAGAACTCGATGATAAGACAATGCCGCTGCGGTGGCTCACATCCTACACGATGCGTGCCAAGACGCGCGACACATACGGGAGTTGTCACGTCAAGTACCAGAAAGGCAAGAAAAAAGAGGTCATTGAGGGCGCGTACACTATCCCCGGAAAGGAGAAGGGACGCGTCCTTTTCGTGCGTGAGCAGGTGGAGAATTCCGCCGAAGCCGAGCGCCTTGCGAAGAAAAAACTGCGCGAGGCAAACAAGGAGGAAGTGACGGGGGGCTTTTCGACCATCGGAAATACGAATTTCGCGGCAGGGACGACGCTCTTGCTCAAGAATTTCGGGAAATTTGACGGGAAATACCTCGTGACGAAAGTGTCACACAGTGTCACAACGTCCTACACAACGAGCGTTGATATAAGGAGGTGTCTGGATGGCTACTGATTCGGGCGGTGCGTCGCTCTCGGAGTGTATTTTTATCGGGCAGGTGTCATCCTATGGCAGCACACCGGGGACGGTCATCGTACGCCGCCCCGACAAGGACGACCGTACGACCGCCGAACTTGCCGTCATGAGCCGATGCACAAAGGACACTAAGGATTATTGGATGCCTGCGATTGACGAGCAAGTCCTATGCGTACTTTTGCCGAATACGTCAGGGAAAGGCCCCGGCGAGGGATTCGTCATCGGCGCGTTTTATAGTGAGTCTGATGCGCCTGTTGAAAGCGATCCGAGCGTGCGCAGCATCCACTACAAAGACGGAAGCTATATCAAAAACGAGGGCGGTGTGATAGAGATTCATGCATCAAAGTCGCTGAAGCTCACCGCGCCGCGCATTGATCTGAATTAGGAGGAATAGAAATGCCAGCATCAACAAGACAGGGAGACAACGACACAGGCCATGATGCGTGCCCGCCGCGCGGGCTCGCAGAGTGCAGCGGCGACGTATACATCAACGGGAAGGGAGCGGGGCGCGTCGGTGACAACTATCCGGCGCACGGATGCCCTGTACATCCGCCGCACAGCGGCAACATCGCCGCCGGAAGTGGAACGGTATACATCAACGGACGTGCAGCGGGGCGCATCGGCGACCCTGTGTCATGCGGCGGGCGCGTCGCCATAGGGAGCGGAAACGTATTCATCGGCGGCTGAAACGGCGACAGCGGGAGGAGGTGACAGTTCGTGTATATCGGCTACATGGGCGATATTATCTTTGTTGTGTCGCCAAACTATATGCTCACGCCGATGGATTATGAGCGGGAAAGTACGGGGCGCTGGACAGAGCATGACCTGCTCATGCGAAAGCCCGTCAGCCAATTTGGAGGCCCAGGGCTTGAAAAACTGACTTTTAGCATCATTCTTGATGCGGCGCATAATATCGACGTCGCAAAACAGCTCGAAAAACTGCGTAAGATGCGCGACACGGGCGCGGTGTTCCCGCTCATCATCGGAGGAAAGCCAGTGTCACAGTGCTATTGGCGGCTGGACAGCATTAAGGAGGCGGGGCATTACTGGACGGCGGACGGGCGGCTGCTCCAATGTACGCCATCGCTCACGCTCACAGAATACGATGACAGCAACTACAAAGAAGAGAAGAGTCTCGTGAATAAATATGGGAAAGCGTACAACATCGCGAGCGCCGTTTTCGGAGGGCTGTGATATGACATACGAGATCAACGGCGGCGAGACACCGCCGATCAATTTCGCACATAAAACACTCACTGAGGAAGTCATACAGAACGTCCGCATGATTATCTCGACCGTCAAATATTCCGTACCAATGGATCGCGAATTCGGAATTGATGGTGCAGTCATCGACCGCCCCGTCAACGTCGCAAAGGCACACCTCTCAAACGAAATATTCCGCGCAGTACGCCGCTATGAGCCGCGCGCGGTCATTGAGTCCATCGACTTTGACGGCGATGAGAGCGGGCGGCTGACTCCGTCGATCAAGGTACAGATCAGTGAATAGCGTAGGGAGGCGAAAAAGTGGGACTCAAGAATTTAGAGAATCTGAAATTTGTAGACGCAAATCCAGAGGAGATGGAGATTCACATCTTGGAGATCGTGGAGGGGCTGCTTGAACGGAAACTCGCACGAGCCGATCCCTTGCGGCTATTCCTGCTCGGATTTGAAGCGGTATTGATCCAGCAGCGCCTTTTGTTCAACCGGATGGCAAAGATGAACCTGCTTGCGTATGCAAGGGGCAGCTATCTCGACCATATCGGCGTACTCGTTGGGACGGAGCGACTTCCTGCAAGCCCCGCGACGGTGACGATGAGGCTCACGCTCTCGGCAACGCGAGAGCAAGCCGTTATCATTCCAAAGGGCGCGCGGGTTACGGCGGGGGATAACATCTATTTTGCACTCAATGAGAATGCCATTATTCCGGCGGGGGAATTATCTGTCATGGCGTCGGCATCTTGCACCGAAAGCGGGGTGTGTGGGAATGGCTATCTTCCGAGAGAAATCAACAAGATTGTTGATCCTGTCCCGTTTTGGGCTGCTGCAGAAAACATAACCAAGAGTGAGGGCGGTGCGGATGCGGAGGATGATGAGAGCTATCGCGAACGTATCCACGAGGCACCGGAAAAGTTCTCCACGGCGGGGCCGTCGCTCGCCTATGCATATCACGCCAAAAGCGCATCTGCTCTCATCGCGGATGTGTACGCACATACACCCGCCCCGGGGGAGGTCGATGTATACGTACTGCTTAGAGGCGGCGCAGTGCCGGGGGATGAAATCATTGCGCTTGTCGGGGCAAAGCTAAATGATGCGAGCATCCGACCGCTGACAGATAAAGTGACCGTCAAAGCACCAGCACCCGTTACGTATAACGTTGACGCCGTCTACTACATCGACCGCCGTGATGCAACCGAAGCGGCAGCGATACAGAAACGAGCCGAGAGCGCTGTGCAGGATTTTGTCCTCTGGCAAAAGGAACGCCTCGGGCGTGACATCAATCCGACAGAGCTCTATTACCGCCTTCGCGAGGCGGGCGTGAAGCGGGCGGAAATCAAGCTGCCCGTATTTACGAAGACCGAAAAGAACCAAGTCACCGTCGCCGATCAAATCAAGGTGACATTCGGAGGGCTGGAGGATGAGTAAAGATTTACAGAGCACCTCACTCCTAGACATCCTGCCGGAGAATCTCCTTGCCGATGCACAGATTTATGCGGCAGCGAGGGCGCTGGATGATGAACTGCAAAAAGTCACAGCAGCAACAAGAGATGCACTGATTTTGCCGCGTATCGATGAGCTATCGGAGGAAGTCGTTGATCTGCTCGCGTGGCAATGGAGTGTTGATTTTTACGACGAATTGAAGAGCCTCGCAGAAAAGCGCAACGCGGTCAAACAGTCGATTGCCATGCACCGCCTAAAAGGGACACGTCGCGCCGTCGAGCTTGCGCTGCACATGGTCTACACAAGCGGTGAGGTGAGTGAGTGGTTCGAGTATGGCGGGCGGCCGTACTATTTCCGCGTGCGCTTCATCCGCCCCGAAACCATCCGACTGGAGGATGTTGACCGCGTCATCCGCATCATCCACGCAGTCAAGAACACGCGAAGTTGGCTTGAAAGTATAGAATTCACGCGCCCTGTCCGCATTGGGATGTATCACGGCGCAGCCGTATCGACGAACAGGACATACCGCATTCTGCCACCGCGTCCACGGGATACCACCATTCACAGCGGCACGTATCAAGGGATAGCAATATCGGTCTATAAGGAGGTCGTAATACGTGAGTAACTGGTCGACACATCAATTTACGCGAAAGGGCGAACAGCTCCGCACGAAAGTAGAGGCGGGCAAATGCAAGCTCACCCTGACAAAAATCAAAATCGGCAACGGAGACGTTACGCTCGGCGAGGTCAAGGACATGAATGATCTCAAAAGCCCGCAGCTCGTCCTCGGGATTAGCTCGTGCGACGTGAGCGCGGAGGACGATCGCATCTGCGAAGTCGTCGGCATCGCATCATCTTCCAACGTCGAAAGTGCCTTTTCCGTCACAGAAATGGGGCTGTATGCGAACGATCCAGACGTTGGAGAAATCCTGTATCTGGTGGGAATTGACACAGCACCGGATGACATGCCAAATAAAAATGCACAATCGCCAGTGACACTGACCTATCAGTTTGAACTTGTGACGAGCAACATGGCAAATGTCGTCGCTATGATATCACCCGCGGGGCTTGTCACAGTGAAGATGATGAATGCGCACCGTACCGCCGCCGAACTCGATCATCCCGAGAAATCCGTCAAGCGCAAGCACCTCGCGGATAACGTCTACACGCTGCCCAAGCCGGAGGCGGCGAACAATGCACGCTTCCTGCGTAACGATGGCACATGGCAGCAGGTCACGGCGGACAACATCGGCGCATGCAACAAGGCGGATGTCGCAGGTATCTATCGTAAGATTGGTGACCAAATCGTTGATCGCAACACCGACTGGAATACCCTGACAGAGCCTATGACGTATATCGTCAATGGTGCATCCATAGATGACATGCATCATGCGCCATCTGAGTATAATTTTGGAGTGCTGGATGTACTTCGAACCTTATGTGAGCCAGAAAAACGAATCATTCAAATTTATTATCCGCATTTTTCACAGCAAACGGTAGAAAAAGGTGGTATGTGGATACGGTTCTCAAATAATGATATTTGGACACAGTGGAGACACATTCCGACCAAAGCGGAAAACGATGATAGATACGTTAAAAAGTCTGGTGATGAAATAACCGGAACACTTTTTGCACCTAAAATTCAAACAGATAATGGGTTTGAGGTGCTGGGCGATGCGGGGTTATTTTTCAAAAAACATGGTGGCGGCTGGTATATGTCTGATGATGACTGGATGCGCGTGAATGGAGGAAAGGGCATTCACACATCAGGAAAAATTGCTTGTGACAAAGGGTTTATCGGAAATCTTCAGGGAACCTCGAATAATTCTAAAACCCTTGAAGATAAGTCTCTGCAGTGGATTCTTGATCAAATCAATTCTGCAAAGACAGGTATTGTTGCTGCTAATCTCGCGCAGAATGGCTGGGTCAAATTTGCCAATGGGCTGATTGTGCAGTGGGGAGAGGTACGCAACACGGAATACAACAACTTCCCAATCGCTTACACAAAATTTGTACATGTGTTTGTTGTGGCGAGTGTTTCGAGAATGTCCCCCACAGACTATAGTACGTCATACGGCGTAACGCTCGCCGGAGATCCAACATTGACAAGGTTTTTTCCTGTTATTGGCGACACCGAACAAGAAAGCTCCTTGCCTGATAAAACCGGGGTTGGCCGATGGATGTCAATCGGAGTCTAAGCGCACGAAAGGATGAATCTCATGGAAAACGAATACCTTGCAAAATTTGATGCCGCTGGACACCGCGAAACGACCGTCGTCAGCGGCATACATTATGCCACCGATGAGGAGCGGCAAAAGTACATTGACGATGGGTACATCCTCATCTCCGATGAGGACTACCAGCACTACATTGGCAATCGCGGCGCAGGAAACAACGGCACGGGCTACATCCGTGACCTGAAGACAGGAAAGCCCGTATCTGCGCCCCCTGCACCTGCGGTTGAACCGAAACCCGCAGAACCATACATCGACGAAGAACGCCTTGCCGCATTTGGGGCAATGGCAGCGCAGGAAGAACGTCTCGACGCACAGGCAGAGCACATCGCAGCCCTTGAAGCCGCACTGAAGGGAGGTGAAGGAAAATGAAGAAATGGGCATACATGATTCCGATCTACGCGTACCTTGTGCGCGTGGGCGCATGGACAATCTCTGAGGAGGACAAGACAAAGGACGATCAAAAGGTCGTTCCCGAAATCTACCGTGAGGACGTCGCCGCCTACCTCGCAGAGCACACCGCAGGATGAACATGAGCGCAGAAAAGCCGTCATGACGCATGGCGGCTTTTTCTGTGCAGAGAAAGGGGACGGAATGAAGAAACTAATCGCAACAGCAATATTTATCGGCACCCTTATGAGTACTCCTACGACGATGGCACAGCACCGCCTCGTTGACAGCGTAGGAGTTGACCGCATCGCACACGCGGGAGTCAGCTATCTCATCTGCGATCAGCTGAGACGCAACGCAGGAATGAATCACTTCTGGGCAGCGACGACGACGCTCGCGATCGGTGCACTGAAAGAGTGGTCAGACGGGCACTGGGACGGCAAGGACTTCGCTGCCGACTGCGCGGGCGTGCTGATGTATCAGGTGCGCTTTTAAGGGAGGGCAACATGCAGGATGTAATGATTTTTTTGAAAGGGATGATCCCAACGGAAATGCAGGCGATATGGGGGGCAGGGTGTTCCGTCGCGGGCGGAATTACAGGGTATTTGCTTGGGTGGAATAGCCTCGTTGAGGCGCTCGTTGTAGCGATGGCCATTGACTATGTGACAGGTGTCCTTGCCGCGTACCGCTACAAGAGAAAGCACCCAGACAGCAAAAAAGGCCCGAGCAGCCGCGTGGGGGCGCTGGGCATCGTCCGCAAAGTGTCGATTCTGTGTATCGTGGCACTGGCGCATTACATCGATACGGCGATGGGGACATTCGTCGTGCATACGATGATCGTGTGGTTCTACATCGGAAACGAAGGACTGAGCATCATTGAGAACGCAGGAAATGCGGGCGCGCCCATTCCAAAGCGACTGACCGAGACACTCGAACAGATCGCAAAGGAAAAGGATGAGAAAAGCGCGGCGATGGTGCAGAAAAATAGAGGAGGGAGGAGCGATGCATGACAAGAAAAGTTATGTGCTCGTTGGCGCTCTTGTGCTTGCTGTTCTTGGCATTGCCGGGCTGTGGTATCTGCTCGGCGACCGAGAACCAGCAGGAGGCAGCGGTGTCAATGTCGAGCGCGGACTTGATGCGACTGAAAGAGAACAACGCGATGCAGGAGCAAGCATTGAGCGAATCCGCGCGGGACTTGGAGAAAGCGCGCGCAGCCTTGACCGAATCGAACAAGGCACTGAGCGAAGCGCGGAGGGAGCTGACCGCATCCGAGGAGCAAGTGAGAGCGCTGCAGGAGCAATCGGCGACGCTGAAAGAACAGCTGAGAGCATCGCAAGAGGCACTGACGATCTCGCAGAACGAAGCCGCGCAGCTATCGAGCGCATTGACCGCGCAGAGGAGCGAAATTGCACAGCTGAAAGAACGCTTGACGGGACTGGGGAGCGAATCCGAGAATGCCGCGAGCGCATTGCAGAGAGCGAACGAATCCTTGCAAAATACGCGCCTTGAATTCCAGAAAAACGAGCAGGAGCACGCTCGCCGGGAAAAACGGCTGAACAATAAGATCACCGTATGGCAGATCATCGCCGTTATTCTGGGCGGCGTTGCTCTCGGCAAATAACACCGCCGTCCGGCGGAAAGGTGAAAGGAGAAGAACGTGGAAAAAGTCAACATCAAGGAGACGAATCTGAATTTCGGGGATCTGTCGAAGCGCACGAAAACAAACATGATCGTCATCCACCACACGGGACAGGCAGACATCGACGCATCTGCAGAGCAAATCCACGAGTGGCATCAAAATCAGGGATGGTCGGGGATTGGCTATCACTTCGTCGTCCGCAAAGACGGGACGATCGAGCGCGGCCGCCCCGTCTGGGCAATCGGAGCACACGCGCAGGGGGATAACGCGCACACCATCGGCATCCATCTGTCTGGTGATTTTTCGCACGCACAGCCGACGACTGCACAGATCGAGCGGACGGCGATGCTCATCGCGAATCTCTGCGAGGACTACGACATTCCGATTGACCGTGCGCACATCGTCGGGCATGGCGAACTCATGGAGACCGAATGCCCCGGCGCGAATCTGCAAGCACTCCTAGACGATGGAACGATCACAGGGAAAGCGAATTACTACCGCTACGGCGCACCGTCAGAAAATCCGCCATCAAGCGGCGACCAGCATGAGGAGGAAGTCGCGCGGATGCGTCAGGAGCTGGATCAGGACGACATCAAGAAAATCTCCGTGCTTGCGCGTAAATATGAGAGCAGCGGCGACCCAGCGTGCGTATCACCCGGAAACGGCGACCTCGGCGGCGTGAGCTACGGGCTCTATCAGTTATCAAGCGCGCAGGGGAGCGTGAAAGAATTTCTAGCGTGGCTCTGTGACTATCCCGTGGACGAGCTTGCCAACTACGGGCGTGTCTTATCTGAGCTTGAGATCAACAGCGAGCAGTTTAAGCGTCAGTGGCAGGAGATCGGAACGATTGACCCCGGCAATTTTGGGATGCTCCAAGACGCATACATCAAGGAGAGATACTACGGACGCGCCTCCGATCTGCTCTGCAAGGAGAACTACTGCGCCGACAAGCACACAACGGCAATGCGTGCCGTCATCCTGTCGCGCACCGTGCAGAACGGCCCGAGCGGATGCGTCGAACTCATGCAGACGGCGTGCGAGAAGCTCGAGCATCCGAACCTGTCCTATGTGGATGACGCATATTTTGACCATGATCTCATTTCAGCAATCTATGACTTCCTCATCGCCGAATGTGATTCCGTACGGCTTCACGGCGGCGTGTGGAGAAGCGCAAACGGATTCTGCAATGGAAGCGCCGGAGTTATCGGCGGGCTGCGCAATCGCTTTGTGAGAGAAAAAGCGGAAGCACTCGCCATGTTGACAGTAGGAGGAACGAACAAATGAAGAACATCAAAATTCTCAGCGCCGAGCCGATCACCGAGGATATCATCAAAAAGATTCGGGACATCTTCGCGGAGTCGGAGTGCCCGAACGAGTCTATGATGGCATCCATCCCCGGTTTTTCCTCGTTTGACGAGAGTGCGGGCATTGTTCGCCTTGTAGACGGGCAGCACTTGCATGAGGAGATCATCACATTGGAGTAGATCGGCATAGACCGCGAGAAAACAACACAGCCCCGGAGCTTCGGCTCTGGGGCTTATTTTTATATTGACAAATGTCCCATGTAACAAGAAGTAAACTAAGCTCTACCTGCACTGGACGGCGGGGCACTACGGGCAGTTCTTCGAGGACTACCATGTGCAGGTCGATGCGGACGGCGGCATCTACGTCATCGGGGACGGC